TGCAGGTACATCTGGGTAAGTTGTTATTATTCCGTTGTTATTTACTGCTTTCATATTATACTGCTTCTTGACTTATTGTTGCCCATTGTTCTGTTGATCCATTTGTACTTACTATTTGTATCAGGTTTGCTACCGTTCCATCATAAGTACCTGTTATTTCTTTTACACTTGCAGGTAAAGTTAATGTATAATTTCCACTTATTACTAAGTCTACCGTCATACCTGTTGACACACTACTAAACGTAAGTGTAGTGTTTGCGCTTAATGTTTTAGTATGTACTGCTGCAGTTGACCAATCTACATCACTTGCAGATATAGGTGCCGAATTTGTATATTCTACACCTAATTTTGAATAATTAATTGCATCGTCAGCTACCATTCCAGTTGCTACACTACCTGTATCTCCTGTTCCTACTAAGTTTCCTGAAGCTGTTGGTAATACTAATACTGCACTACTTGCTGCACTATGTGGTGCTGCTTTTAATGTTTGATAATGAGCATTACTAACTTCGCAGTACATTCTCATTTCTGCTACACTACCTGTATTACTTCTTATTTGTATCGATCCATCATCTATCGTTACACCTCCTGTACTTCCATTTCCTCCTATTGTTAATGAACTTGAAGTTGCAGTTAATGATCCCCCTAAAGCTACTGCTGTACCACCTATTGTTACAGAATCATTTGTTAATGAAAATTCTGTTCCAGTTAATGTTAAACCACTACCTGCTGTATATGTAGTATCTGTATCAGTTGCCGCTATTGTAATTGAACCATCTGCATTTGTTATTGTTACATTTGATCCTGCAGTTAATAGTGCATTTTCAAAATAACTATTAGTTGCATCATATATTAATAAATTACCTGCTACAGGAGTACTAATATTAGCGTCTGTAAGATCGTTTAATCCTGCGTCTAAGGCAAAGGTCGTTCCTGTTAAAGAAAGTCCCGTACCAGCGCTATAAGTAGTGTCTGTGGATGCAATAGTTATGCTTCCATCTGCGTTAGTTATACTTACATTACTTCCAGCTGTTAGTAAAGCGTTTTCAAAGTATGAATTACTAGCATCGTAAATTAATAAGTTTCCAGCTGCTGGACTTGTTAATGTTACATCTGTTAAAGTTGATAGTGTATGTTCTGTTGCAGTTGGTACTCCACTAGAATTACCTAACCAGAAATAATTTTGTTGTATATTAGGAATGTCATTAGATCTAAGTATTGATGAAACTAATATTGAACCATCAGAAGAAGTAGATACTCTACCTACTTTACCTACATTTTGTATTAATGCTGTTCCTGTTGGCTTAGTAGTTGTTAAACCTCCTCCTGATTTTACATAAAGCGTAGCATTTGCTGAAGGTGTTACCCCGTCTATTGGATCTGTGATTAAGTTTTTAAGTACACCACCTGTTACTAAATATCCCTGACCATTATTTGCTAAGTCTTGTAGTAATAAACCTGTTGCTGGCATAGTAGATGCATTAGCTGCATTTGCTGGTGCTATTTCAACCACTGCTGAAGCACCAACTGAACCTGTTACATATACAGGAGTTCCTTTTGTTATTGTACTACCTGATGTGTTTTTACAAGCTACTCTTACTTGATCTGTACTTTCACTAGATAGTGTTATTGTATCACCTGTTTCAGTAATTGTTATATTGCTACCTGCTGCTAGTGTTACATCATCAGTACTTGCATCGCTACCTGTTAATCTTATTATTGCATCACTTCCTGATGTTTCACTACTTAAAGTATAAGTTGTATCAGTATCTGAAGCTGCAGCAATAGTAAACGATGGATATGTTCCTGTTACCGTAACATTTGCACCACCCGTTAAAGATACTGTTTGATCGGGAGCAGAGTTAGTTACTGTAAAGTTCGGATATGTACCCGATGTAGTTATACCCGTACCTGCTGTAAGAGCAACCGTCTGATCAGGTGCTGTATTAGCAATAGTTAATGTATTGTTAACGTCATCATACGTACTACTAATTGATGTACCTGCTACTACTAAATTAGCAACTCTATCGTCTACACGCTCTGAAGTATAATAAAGATTTCCTCCTTCTGTTAAATCACCTGTATTTTTTGTTCCAAATGCTGTGTCAAATCTAGCCGTTGTGTAATAAAGATTACTCGTGCCTTCGCTAACTGAATCTGTATCGAAACTAATATTTGCACTACCATCAAAAGAAACACCATTTATAGTTCTTGGTGTTGATAAGGTATCTGCAGTTGATGCGGCTATTCCTAAGCTGTCTACATATGTTTTAGTAATATGTGCTTGAACTTCACCAGCGCTTGGTCCAGTATAGGAAATAACTCCTGTAGAACTGTTGTAAGATAAAGAACCGTCTCCACCATTGTCAACCGCACTTATTAAAGCTCTTACATTTGCATCCGAAGGTCCAGTGTAAGTAAACACACCTGTTGTATTATCATAGCTAAAACTTCCAAGTCCGCCTGTATCATTTGCAGATAAATCTGTTAAACTTATTCCCGCTCCACTATTAGCTATTGTAAAACTTGGATAAGTACCACTTACTGTTATACCTGTACCAGCAGTTAAACTTACTGTTTGGTCAGGTTGTGTATTTGTAATTGTAAAACTAGGGTATGTACCGCTAGTAGATATTCCTGCTCCTGCACTTAAAGATACAGTTTGGTCAGGACTAGTGTTTGTTAATGTTAAAGTACCATTAGCATCGTCATATGTTTTTGAAATACCTGTAGATACTTGTAGTAAAGTGTTTACTTGATCATCTACTTTTTCTGCAGTATAATATTCGTTAGATCCCTCTGTAATATTATCAGTTGTTAAACTTATATTAGCAGTACCATCAAAACTAACGCCTGCTATTGTTCTTGCTGTTTCTAATGCTGTTGCTGTATCTGCATTACCCGTTACATCTCCTGTAAGGTTTCCCGTTACATTTCCAGTTATATCACCTGTAACATTACCTGTAACATTACCTGTTAAATTCCCTGTTACGTTCCCAGTTAAAGGTCCACTAAAAGCATTAGCAGTTACAGTACCATTAGCAGTTAAATCACCGCTTGTATTCATACTTAAACCACTAGCGTTACCAGCACCATCTGTGATAGCTTGTAAAGATGCAGCTAAAGTTCCATTATCACCTACCTTTAACAGCGATGTATAAGTGCTACTTATTGAATTTCCAGTTAATGTCGCCATTTTTCTTTAATTTATTATTTATATACTTTTTTAATTTAATTATATTTTTGTTTTTTATTTTATATCTTTTCATAATACCCACCCGTTGAATAAATTATCTTTGTCTGGATATACATCCTCGTTAGAGTTTTGATTATACTCTGGAAATAAATTATTATTAAAACTTAAATAATCAATCATCCTTCTTATATAATACTCTGCAAACTCTCTTTCTTTATTTACTAGATAATCTACTTCATTTTTTGTTACACTTTCTGCGTTTTCGCTTATATGTTTAAATACTCCTGCATTTTTTACTTGGTATGCTGCAAATGGTAAATAATCCATCATAGCAAAATGTATTAAAGCAGGTTGTATGTAATTGTTTACTAGTGTTAGGTAATCTCCCGTTAATGTATCACCAGTTATTTTAGTTTCTAGCGCTTCATATAGTTTAGTACCTAAGAAATTTTGTATATGTATTTCTTGTGCTAATTTTATATAAGGCAATAACTTGTCTACATCTACATTACCATCTAGTATTGTATTCTTTTTTAAATCCTGAACTTTTATAAATAATACCTGTGCCATTATTTTCTAGCTTTTTTATATCCTTTATTTGGCATATCCTTAGGCGCTACTTTAGCTTTTTTATGCCCTGCTGGTCTTGGTTTATACGTTTTAGGAATTGTTGCTACTTCTTCACTACTTGATAATGCTTTATCCTCATAGTATTCACCATCTTTTTTCTTTTTTAATTTATATAACCTTTCTTCCCAATAATGCCCGCAATTAGGTCCACCTTTGTATTTAAATAAATCATATGGTTGTCCTTTGTGTCCAAATGACTTATTAACTCCTTCCCTTGATGCTTTATCAATATCTTCTAATCTATACACTACACCACTATCTGATCTAGACATCATTGTTTTACAAAAACCTCTAGTATTATCGCTAGAGTATTTTTCAGAATATGCATATCTTACTTTATATATACTTTTATCTAAATAACTATCACTGCTAGGTTTAGATTTAATAGATTCTAATTCTATATCATTATTTACAACACTTTGTTTCCAAGTATCAATATCTTCGTTATCATCAGAATATTCTCTACTAGCTATAAGCTCATAATCATCCATAGTTTCACCGATAAGTGTATCTAAGAAATAATTTGCTGTATCATCATTTAAATCATAATCAGCAGACAGTTCTGCTTTATCTTCTAAATCAACACCAGTTTCTTCTTCTCTAGTTTCATCATCAACTAAATTACCTTCTAAGTCAGTAAACTCTAATGGCTGTAGTGTTTTAAAGTATAAGTTAAGCGACACATTATTAAATGCTAAAATAGTATCTAAAGCATCTAATATATATTCTTGTTGTACTCTAATAACCATATTATCAAATAATATACTAGCTTGTTTCAATTCGTCAGCATTACTACCTAAACCGTTATTACCTGTTCTAATACCTAATAATAAAGGTGATGATAATCTATGTCCTACTAGAATTTTATTCGTAGCTTCGTCACTTAAAAATTGGTACTGATTATGTGCGTCAGATAATTGTACTGGATCTATAGTAGCTGCACTTTCTTGATTATCATTGAATGCTAATATAAATTTACCCGCATTACTACTACCACTAAACTTTTCATAAATACGTCTTTCGATTAATTCTCTAGATTCTTCATCTGGCGTACCGTTGTTAAAATTCAATAACATACTAGGTGCCATTCCGTTTTGTATATTATTAATATGATAGTTAGCTACCTCTGCTTCTAGTTCACAGTATGGTAAAGCACCTTGATAAGTAACTGGTGTATAATAAAAATACCCAGCCCTATATGGTTTAATACAAAGTATTTCTATTGCATTATTACCACTACCAAATGCTGGTATTCTAGTTAGTTTATCTCTGTTTGTGTATTTACTCCAATCGTGAAAATAATAATATCCTTTTACATCACCTTTTTTATCTGCTTTTTCAGCTCTTAGTGTTTGTACTGGAAAATGCTCTACTTTAACTATCTTGCTTCTATCTACATTATAATAAACCTGTAGAGTAGCTTGACCTAATAAATAAAAGTCTGAACATACCTTTTTAAGATCATCTTTAGTAAAAAGTGTTACCGCTTCTGCATACTCCATTGGTTTTTTATCGCTATTGGTTGCGCTTAAACCTTTACCATATATCATTTCAGTAATACCATTAATAATTGCGTTATTAGTTGGACTACCTTGATATTGGTCTATTAGATATTGATAATAGTTATTATCTTCACCATAAGATACAAAATCTTTATTTTTTTGCTCTGTTATTTTAGGAGCTGTGTATGTGCTTAAATTTACTACTCTGATATTACTCATTAGTTTATTATTATATAATCATCATCTGGATAATTAGTTGTTTGTGTGTATTGTCCGCTATTAATAGTATAATAGTCATTGTCAGCTTGATTTATAGTTTGGTCTGTACAAAATATCTTATCTAAATAAATACTTGTTTCAGAAGTTGTTATACTTTCCCAATTATCGGTTGCTGCTTCCCATATTACATTGTAAGTGTTCCAGAGCGCACCTACACCTTCTAATATTTTTAAATCATAAAACCTACCTTCTACTAAACTAAAGGTAGTAGATATAGATGCATTATCGTTTGATTTTGATAATGAAACGTTTTCAGTTCTTGTTGTTGTGTTAGTACTAGTATCTCTAATTGATACAATTACCTCTGACGGATATGATCTCGGTGCAAAGGTTAAAGTTTGTGCTGAAGTACTAGTTGTTAAAATCTTCATACATATATAATAAAAAAAAATATATTTTTTATATAATAAAAAAGGGAAGTTAAAAACTCCCCTTTAAAAACACACAAAAACAAAAAACTGTTATGAAGTTGGATTTATTTGCGGATTACCAGAAGCTAGCGCAGTAACTACCGTTCCTGTTACGAATAACGGAGGTATTACTTCTGTAGCTGTAAATGTCAAAGTAAATCCACTCAAGTCAGAATATGCTGCTCCACTTACAATTGTACCTGCTGTAACTTCAGCACCTTGATGAAAACCAACCATTAGATAATTAGCATCTACTGTGTCAGGATCCATTGTACCTGACTGTACTGAATTGTTGTCTTTTATTACAACGTGTGGTCTTGCAGCTGCTAGAAGTTTAATTTCCTCTTGAGTTGCCACATCTAAATGTGTAAATGTTAACTCTAATGTAGATTCATATACTGTTGTACCTGTATCTCTAGAGCTTATAATATTTGTTGTTAAAGAGCTAGTCGCACCTTTTAAATCGTATTCAAAAAAAGATGGTGTTCCTGATAAAGCAGATATATTACCTGCAGATATTGTTGCTGTACCTAATGTACCATAATCTGCAAAATATACTTTACTTAATCCACCTACCGATTCTTTACAAGGTAACTGCCTTCCTGTTGTTAATGCACAAGCCATAATTTATTTTATTTTAAAAAAAAAAGGTAGGTAGTAAAATGCCACCTACCCTTTTTAAGTTATACTATTATTTTACTTACGCTGTAGCGTATAATACGATATCACCACCGATTGCGTGCTGAATACCAGCTGTAAATCTCATTACTACTCTTACGTTTTGAGATCCATCTAAATCAGCCATATCAATTACTTTAACTTCGTTTTGATCTGACATTAATCCAGTTCCAAAGAATAAGTTACTTGCTTGAGCTGCTACTGCATCATTATCTGAAAGTCCAGGAGCGTTAACTACTTTAATTCCATCGAATGATAATGCATTACCGTTGTTGTACCATTGAGTACCTTGAGCGTTAGTACCTGCTGCACCTAAACCTGCTGCACCAAATCCACCTAAAGCTCTAATATAGTTTCTGTACATATTAGATGGTAAGTAGATATTTAAATCTTCTGCACCATATACTGCTGTTGGAATAGCGTCAGCAATTTTACCTAATTCTTCGATTACGTTTGCAGAAGTACTAGCTGTACCTGTTACATCGTTTACGTCACCATCTGCACCTAAAGTTGTGATAAATCCATCAAACTCTCCTGCAGTTCCATTAGATCCTACCCAAATGTTTTGCTCCATTTTTTGAGCTACTTTATCTGCTACGTGAGCAATTAAAAAGTCAGAAAACTTAGGAGGTAAGTTATCAAATGCAGAATATCCCATTGATACTGCTTCCCAGTCTGATCTAAAGTCTTTTTTACATAACTCTAAGTTAACCTGAAATTCTTCTGGTTGTAGAATTCTTTCAGTTAAAGTTAAAGTTGAAGTATCTGTAAAGTCACAAGTTGCATCTTTTACGATTGCATCCGTTGCTACTTTTTTCATTACTTGTTTAAACTTAACATTAGGTACAATAGATATGTTACCTTCTGCTAGTGTTTTACCAGATAATAGAGCAGCTGAAATATACTTCCCTGCAAATTCTCCAGCATACGTTGTTGTTATTGAAGTTGTTGTTGCCATTATTTAATTAATTATTGTTAGAAATTGCTTGTAATACTCTACCATAGGTAGTGTTTTGATTAGAGTTAACTGCAAACTTTGCACCTAATTTTTCTTCTACGTTTTCAGGTGAATGTTTAATGCCTTCTGCCGCAGGTTTAGATAATTCTTCTTGCTGTGACATTTCCTCTTTATCTTCTTTTTTATCGACCATTGCATCAATGATCTCTTTTAGTTGTCCTTTTACTTCTTCAACAGATTCTGCTAAAGCTGTAAGTTCCTCTTTAGTTGCGTAACCCATTTCAGATTTTTCTTCTTCCTGAACTGGTGCTTCTTCAAGGTTAGTATCTTCTACTGCTGCTGCAGTTTCTTCTACTACTTCTTCTGAATTTTTGATATCTTCTATCATACCTTCTGTTTTAACGATTAATATTCTATTGTCTGAAAGTTCATACTCACCAATAGGTAAGGGAACATTCTGATCCTCTGTTTTAATAAATACTTCGCTACCTGATTCAAACTTATCAGCAGTTAGCACAGTACCGTTCTCCAGAGTTATTTCTTCTAAAGAAATTTGTTCTAATTTTATGTCTACATTATTAGGATCAACACCTAATAAAGTTTTGACCTTTGATAATATCTCTGTAGCATTCATAACTATATAATGAATACACGATATTTTTTTACATTTTGTGTTAAAGAAATTTTAGATACGACCTATTCCCTGCGCTTCTAATGAACCATCGCAGCATTTACGACTATAAGTATTATCTGGACACAAACAAGCCCTTCTAGCACCTTTAGGTGACGTTCTACTAGGTGTTTTATAATGTTTATCTTTCTTTGGCATTATTTACAGATACAAGTTTCGCAGTTACACATATTATTTTTTTATTGGTACGCAGTTTGGTACTTTTCTACCATTTTTCATTTTAGTTCCAATCATTTCGTAACCTGGTTGACAAGGTTTTTTTAATTCTAGGTTTAACTCATTTATTTTAGCTTCAGCCCAGCTTTTAGCAGATTTACCACCCCATAGTAAGTAACTTATAGTACCACAAGCAGTTGTATCGCTTTCATCATAGTATTCTTCTGCTCTAGATAAATAACTATACATTCTTTTTATTGTTTCAGTACTTATCTTTTCTTTTTTAGCTAATTGTTGCGCTCTTATCTTACCTACATCGGTTGCACACTTATTATTTACTTTTTCGTTAAGTTCTATACCTCTTTTAGCATTATTAGCAACAGAATCAGGGTAATCATTAAAACTTTCTAGTGTAACCTCTAAACCATTAACAATATCTTTTAAAGTAGATAATAAATACTCTGCTTCTTCTATTTCTATAGCATTTAACTCATCTTTTCTATATGTAGACTTATCTTGAAAGTAACCTTCTATTGAAAAACCTTTTACAGCACCTGTTTTAACAAATTCTTGCCATACTTTCTCGCTATTTACTTTAACACTACCTACCCAAGTACCTACTGGGTATTTTAAACCATAAAATGCTGTTTTGTCTTTTATCGGATCTTCTACTATCCACGATTCTACTAAACTTAAACCTTTTAGTTGCATTTGGTGTTCTAGTGTTGCATTGTTTTGGTTACCTTCCATTAAATATAATTCGCTTGCTTTACGAACTGTATCTTTTGAAAAATATATATAATATTCACCATCTTCCCCTAAACGTAATATTGGTTTATTAGGTATTAGTAACGCACCTAGTAATATTCTTTTTTCATCATCTACTTCTGCTAATTTATATTCTACTTCAGCGTTTAGTGTAATAAAATCTTCTTCTATAGCAGGTTTCTCTACAATAGATATAGCTTCAATACCTGAATACTCTTGTTCTTCGTCTAGTATAAGTTCTACAATCTTCATAATTATATAATATATTTATTCTTGTTTTTTTTATATTCCACTTTCGTTTATAATATTTCTATCTAATTGTTGTGCTGTTGTTACATCACCTGATACTACATAAGCTCTAGTAGGTTGTTGGTTGTTTAGTGTTTCAGCTATTTGGTTTAATGGTGATGATCCTACTACATTAAATGCTGGTGCTTGTGCTACTGTTGCCGCTGCTGCTGATACACCTGCTGATCCTGCTCCACCTCCAGGTACTTTTGTGCTTACTATATTTTTAACTGCACTAAAACCTGTTGTAAGTGCTGTAGCAAATCCAATTAAACCTAAAGGGAAAAATGGTTTACTATCTAATGCCGTAGTTGCTGCTTTGTATGTACTCATTATTGCTTCTGCAGTTAATGCTGCTTTAGCTGCCGCACTGTTTTCATTC